ATGCTTTACGTCCAATAGCTAGTTCAAATGAAGAATACTTTAGTTCAACATTCCAAGGGTTAGAAGAAATAGCAGAATCAATTTTAGATGAAATATGTTCTCAAGAACTCACACCAACTCAAACCCCAACACCTACCCCAACACCCACACCAACACCATCTCCCGTAATAAAACTTGGTAACTCAATTTTTACTTCTACTTATAGTCAAGAAAACTCTCCTTATATTAATGGGAAAGCTTATTATTCTCCTACAAATAATGTTTATACTGAAGTAAACCCAATTGAAAACCCTTCACTGTTTTGGAATATGGGTTTTGCCGATGTTTTATCTTCCCCTTATGATTATCCAAACCCTAACTGGACTAAATTACCAGAGGGTGTGTTATACAATGATAGCCCTATTAGTTTAGCATCTGTATCACTTTATAGAAGTGATTTTACCGGTGATTATTGGGATATAAGTTTTAATAGAGCTTCGTACAGTGGTGATGTTGATAATTTAAAGGGTTTATATTCATTTACTATCACTAATACAAGCAACAATGATCAAGCAGTATTTACTAATATTATATTTAAAGCCATTAAGGATGGTGGGGGTGCTATCCTCACAACAGACCCTGAAAGTAGAACAATATATTCTACAGGCGCTTTAACCCAACCTAGTGATGATCGTCAATATACTAAAGTTAACACTGATTACAATTACTCACCAGGTAATATCTATAAATTACAAATAACAAGTAATAGTACAGATGTAGGTAAAATTGATGGGCTTTATTGGTATGTAGAACCTATTATTTTTCAATCTTAAAACTGCTAATTAAAATATTTATCATAAAATGATTAAATTTACAGATCCAAATGTTCAAATAGAAAGATACTTAGGTAGAAATGGGGATTACCTAACGAATCGTTCTTTGACAGGCCAAAACACCAGAGTACCTGAGGTTTTAGTATATGATTCTGTAAGAAGTTTATATTATTCAAATTACCTTTCTGGAAGTGGAGGAGAAATATCCATAGCAAATACAGCAAGTTTTTTACCTGATGGGACAGTTACTGGATCATTTTATGTTCCTAACTATTTTAATTATGAACAAACTGATTTAAACCCACAAAAAACATTCCCAACAGCTAGCACAATAAACCCAACGGTACCCGTAGCAGTATATTCTATCCCTTCAAAATTATATGGAGATAATATAAAACCTGGATCTGTAGTTTTAACAAGTGAAATTAGTGGTTCTATTTTAGATGATGGAGAAGGCAGATTATATACAATGTTAACTGGAGAAAAGCAATATGTTGGTAATGTTGTATACCCTCATGGAATGATCATCATTACAAATGATGATGTACAAACAATCTCCAGAGGTGATGTTTATGGCACAGCAATATATGGAGATGCTGAATATGGAGGAGGAGGTTTAGAACCAACAACTAATTTTGTTGAAACCTATGCTATAGGAAGTACAATAACAGCTTCATTTTCAAGTTCATATACTATATTTGAAACACAATATAAGGTAACAATTGGAGCGGATGAATATAACTATTCTCAAAACCCTTCCATTACAACAGGAAGCGATGGGTCTATGTTAGAATTTGCTACAAGTTCTTACTTTTCTCCCTATGTTACAACGGTAGGATTATATAATAATAATTTTGAACTACTTGCAATAGGTAAGTTAGCAAAACCTTTACCTACTTCAAGAACAACAGATACAACAATTTTAATAAATTTCGATACACAATAGTAAAAACATATATTTATAAACAGACAAACTATAGTTCATGGCCAAAATATTATCACTTAACGGCATCGTTACAGGTCAAACAGTAGAAGCACAACACGTATCCCAATCGATACTTGCTTTTACTGGATTAGAAGCATACGATATATCCGTTTCAGGTTCATTTAATGTAATAGGAACCTCTAGTTTCCAAATAGTAAGCGGATCAGATTTTTCTGGTTCTTACCAAGGGGATGGTTCTCGTTTAACTAATATATCCTCTTCATTTATTACAGGTTCAAATGTATATGGACCATTTGGATCTAATAGTATATTATCCTCATCATACGCTGCAACATCTTCAATTTCAGGATTTGCAACTATTTCTAGTGCTTCATTAGTAGCTGATCGTACTTTATCATCTGATTCTGCCACTTCTGCTTCCCATGCTCAAACAGCATCTTATGCTCATACTGCATCCTATGTATTAGGAACAGTAGAAACAGCTTCTTTTATAACAGCTTCAAATGTTTGGGGTCCTTATGGTTCTAATAGTATTAAATCTGCTTCTTTTGCAGTAAGCGCTTCAATAGCTCAGACAGCCTCATTTACCGTTAGTTCTTCATACTCACTAACTTCATCATATTCTCTAGAAGCTATATCTTCATCTTTAGCAACTACTGCTTCATATGTTAAAAACGCAGAAACAGCTTCTTATATAGAGGGTGGAGGTATAGGCGCTTCAGGAGAAAACTTTCAAGTACAATATAATAATAATGGTACTTTAGCAGGAGCTTTTGGATTCATGTATAACCCAAGTAGTGGATATGTTTCTATAGCTACAAGTTCTTTACCAATATCCCCCTTAGAAGTAGCAGGTCAAATTGCTCAAACTGGGTTAAATTGTAGTGTAGCACTAGGTAGAAATGCTTTATCATCTTTATTATCAGGTATAAACAACGTAGCAATAGGTGAAGGTGCTATGCAATGTGCTGATTCAGCCTTATTAAATGTAGCCGTTGGTTTTCAAGCATTACGCAATAATGATTCAGCCGAAAGAAACGTAGCTATTGGTCATCAAGCTTTAAATAGAGTTATTTCACCTAATAACGTAGCAGTAGGTGCTCAAGCATTATTTAGTAGTATATGTGGACAAGATAACGTAGCTATTGGTAACTGTGCATTATACACTAACACCACAGGCCGATGTAATATAGGTATTGGTTCTAGAGCTCTTGTTAGTGCTAATGAAGGAATACAAAATATTGGTATTGGTTTTCAAGCATTAAATCAAATAACTAATGGTTTAGGAAATGTTGTTATAGGACATGAAGCTTTAAAAACCATAAATACTGGAGCTCATAACACAGCTATAGGTTGGAATGCAGGAGCTTTAGCGGCTAATTCATCAACTGGAAACGTATTTTTAGGAAGATGTGCTGGTCCTTCAACTCTCCAAACCGTATCAAATAAATTATTTATACACAATACCCAAGGATCTCCATTAATTTGTGGTGATTTTTCTGATATGCAACTTAATATTAATGGTTGTTTAACAGCTTCTGGTATTATATACCCAACCTCTGATGGTACTGCAAATCAAGTATTAGTAACAGATGGAAATGGTAGATTATCATTTGGAGCAGGAAGTGTAGATACAGCATCTTATGTTTCATCTTCAAATGTAGATGGACCATTAGGAATGAATAGTGTTGAATCGGCTTCATTCTCATTAACTGCCTCATTCATTACAGGCTCAGATGTTTATGGGCCTTATGGTTCAAATAGTATTATTTCTTCTTCATATGCCTTATCATCTTCATATGCTACTAAAAACGTAATTACAGCTTCAGCAGATGGTTCAAATATTACCTTTACAAAAGGTGATGGTACAACATTTGATATATCAGTAGGTGTTGGAGGTGTAGGAGCTAGTCCATATTCAACAGGTAGTGAAAGCACTTCAATCATACCCGTTTTAGGAAATAGTACCAACTCAGGTAGTAATTCAAATATTGGAGGAGGATGTTTAAATGAAATAAGTTCAGCCTCAGATTGTTCCTCTATTTTAGGAGGATACGCAAATATAAACAGTGGGTCTTTTTCTTCTATTATAGGAGGAAAAACCAATTGTGTAACAGAAAATTATTCCGTAGCAGGAGGTAGTGGTTCCATAGTTTCAGGATGTTATTCATTTGCTTATGGTGGAATGGAAACTACAACACAAACACCTACTAAA